CCTTGGCGCTCCATGGTGGGCCTTGGCGCTCCATGGTGGGCCTTGGCGCTCCATGGTGGGCCTTGGCGCTCCATGGTGGGCCTTGGCGCTCCATGGTGGGCCTTGGCGCTCCATGGTGGGCCTTGGCCAAACAAACAACAAAGTAACACAAACGGCCAAAAACGTAACACAACACAAACACAAAAATGCAAAAAGTAACACCGCTTGGTTAAACAAACAAAGGCACCCAACAGGCCGTTTTTGGCTCTCATATACTGAAGCCAAACGGTCCCAAACATCAAAATCGAAGAAATCCTGGACGAATTTTAAACGTCAAAAAAAAAAAAAACCAAAGATCCTGACACTACGACCACACCTCCGTTGCTCGCGCATAACACAATTCTGCTATGCGTAGCCGCTCGCGCAACGTGGCGATGTCATCTTCCATTCTTCGGGCTCGTGCCTCGAGTGCCGCGACCTCTGCCGCGACGGCAATAATCTCCGCGGACAGCGGATAGCCACACCGCTGCGCGATGTTTTTCAGCTTGTCGGCCATTTTTGCCATTTCTTGCTCCTAAAATCCCAGCCACGGGTCAACGCCTAGGCACTCCGGAGCGGTAATTGAGCCGGAGGCCCAAGGGCAGGAGAATTCGTGCTCTGGCGGTGGTCCTGCAAGGCCCTTTTTTTCTCGATATTTTTTCCGCGCCCATGCGTTGTTCTTGTTTCGCTTGTGTTTTTTTGCGCACTCCTCGGAGCACGTTTTGGCCCGCTGGCGCGGGTATGTGGCGCGGAATTTTCTTCCGCACACTTCGCACGTTTTGATAATCATTACAGCCACCCATCGTGATTACATTCTCTCACCACTGCGGCCCACGCATCTGGTGTTGAGTCTACGACATACTCCCATCCCCATCCCATGCTCCGGCCCGTCATGGCGGCCTCCAGGGGCCACAGGACGCGCCATGGGCGTCTGTCGAGCCGGTACCACACGCAGGGGATTTCGCCCGGTGGCGTTTGGGCGATGGCCTGCGTCCACCAGGAGCGCATGGTGGTCTCCGAGGCGTTGGCGTAGCGTTTGACCTCGATGGTCCAGCCTGGGACGCCGATGATGTCGGCGTCGCCATTGTGTTGGCGCACGAGCCTAGACGCCTCCACTCCAAGCATGGCCGTAATTGCCTTGGCCACCTCGCGCTCCCCGCGCTTGCCCTTTTCCCTGCTTGTTCTGCCCAAACCTCCACCTCCTTTGTGGAAAGGCCTGTATCGTTGGCCAGCCGGCGAGCGCCCCGGAGGAGAGCTAGGGGCCGGTCGCTCGCTGCCGTGGTTACTGCCGCCACTCACGGCTTGGCAGGAGGAGGGTGCGACGGCCATTTCCGTCAATAATAGCCGCAATACGACAAAGCTCACGTTCTGTCAATCCAGCGGTCCCGGCTTTTTTCACAGCGTCGCGGATTGCCAGTGGTAGTCGGAGTCCGCGATATTTGCCACGGCCGACGCCATGAACGCATCGCCGTGCGTGCGGACGTGCTGCACAGACCATTCGGCGAGGTCGGCGGTGATTGTTGGGCAGTGTGGCTGCCTTGCGACCACCTGGCCCACCTTGGCCCACCTTGGCCCACCTGGCCCACCTTGGCACACCTTGGCACACCTTGGCACACCTTGGCACACCTTGGCCAACCTTGGCCCACCTTGGCCAACCTTGGCCCACCTTGGCCCACCTTGGCACACCTTGGCACACCTTGGCACACCTTGGCCCACATCAAAACCCAGTGGCCCACTTTTGGCCCACCTTGGCCCACCTTGGCCCACCTTGGCCAACCTTGGCCCACCTTGGCACACCTTGGCACACCTTGGCACACCTTGGCACACTTTTCCAAAAAAACAGCAATTAAAAAGACTAGGAAACCCCTAACCCCCTAAATTTATTGGCCGCCAGCACGTCAAACAAAGTGCGCCAGGGGGGGGGTGGCACACCTTGGCACACCTTTTGGCACACCTTTCCCAAAAACCAGCTTCCAAAAAATCCTGATATTACTAACCTCCTGAATTTATTGACAGCGGTTTTCAAAAAAGTGTGCCAACCATGTGGCACACCTTGTTTTTGGAAAGGTAGGCCACAAAGTGGCACACCTTTGGCACACCTTTGGCACACTTTTGTTCTTTGCATTTTGCAAATATCTGTTTTCCTTGCGTTTTTTTTGTTTTCGGTTCTTTGGCAAAGTGGCACACTTTTTGGCACACCTCGTGGCACACTTCGGATAAAAAAAGTGTGCCAGTATATATTTTAATATATACTGGCACACTTTTTCCGCGGTGTGCCCGCCCGGAGTTAGAAAAAATAGGAAATAAATTTTAGGAAAGACATCAAGCTCAATCGCAATCGCAATCCTGGTAAGCTTGATGGTTTGGTTGGTGTTAGTGCCGCGCCGGTTTAGTCTTCGTCCAGCGTGGCCTCGTATCTTGTATATGCGCCATCTTCGATTTTTTTCACCAACCCTTTATCCAGGAGGCCTTCTAGTATCTTAGTAATCTGGCGTATAGCTGTTCTGAGTGGCATGTCAGATAAACAATGCTTGGCAAGGCTTCTGGTTGTTTTTCCTGGGTTGGCTATGATGTATTCGAGGACGGCCAGCTCTCTTCCGGCAAAGCCTGTTGTAAAGGTCCACTGTTGCCCATCCCATTGTGCGATCGTGGGCACAAGCAAGGACAATAGGTGGTGTGGTACGCGCTTTTTTGTAAACGAGATGGAGAACTTGGCACCGTCTTCCTCTTCATAGTCCTCTGGCTGCTCGAGTTTGATCACGTAGTCCAGCGCATCCTCACGAGAAGATGTTCCGCGCTGGTTGCCGCTTTTGCCTGCGTGGTGGATGAACATTGATGCGATGCCGAGCCAGCGGAGCTCGAGCAGGAATGAGTTGACCTCAGTCCAAGACTGGCGGTCGTTTTCGTCGCCTGTTGTGAGCAGCGACGATAGGTTGTCCATAATTACCAGATCGATACCGAGCTGTTTGATTGTGCGATAGATATGCTGGTACCATTCTTGGCTCAACCTTGGCGTGGTGGTGTTGACGCCGTGCTGGTCTGCAACGGACCGAAACACATCCGAGGAGAGCAGATACAGGTTGTCTAGCACATCGAGGCCGAGCTGCTTTGCGCGCTCTATGAGGTCCTCCATAGGGAGCTCGCCGTCCCAATAGAGCACGCGGGCCTGTTGGCCCAGCGGAGCCTCCCATGGGCCAAACGCCGACCCTGAGGCAACGGCCTTGGCAACGCCTAAGGCAAACCACGACTTTCCGACACCTCTGGGGGCATACACCATTCCGATGCTTTTTGTTGTAAGCCACGGGTGGAGCAGGACTCTGCGATTGGTAGCCGGCAATTGCACCAAGTCGGAAGCTTTGAGAACGCTTTTTTCAAGCAGCTCTGGTTTGTCTGGTTTTTTTACCGCTGCGTCTACTACTGGCGAGAACGCAGAGAGCACCGTTTCGCTGCCAGGCTGGCCGGTGGCATATCTGTAGGCGTTGCGGACTTTTTCCCGCAACTCAGAAAACCCCCACGCCGGTTGGCATTTTGGGTTCCAGTGAGCGAACATCAGAGCAAAGGCGACTGGTTCACTGAGGCCCATGTCGCGGAGCTTCACTGCGGTTTGGTAGGTGTACTCGTCCCCACCCTGGCCCTCGATGGCCCCTTCTCTGTCCTCCAGGAATCTGATGGCTCTCAGGATGTCCAGCTCGTGGTCCGTTTTGGCTTTGGCTGTGTTGGTGTCTGTGGTGCTTGGTTCTTTCCTTTGTGGAACGGCCTCGCGAATCCAAGCAGGCAAGGGGGCGAAGGCGGCATTGGAGATGAGAACATAGTCCCCTTTTCCTTGTACGGACGAGCCGGGAACAGGGACCATGCCCGGCAGGTCTACTCCTGGTCCAAGGGCGTTGGCTTTTGTGGCCGGGGCTTCACCTTTGAAGAAGTAGTGCATTCCCCCGGACGGTGTCCTGGCAATGGTGGTTGTTGGGAGTTCGCCATAATACGCTTCGAGCGCTGCGATGGTTGTGGCTCCGTTTTTGCCGTGCTTGGTGTCCACGTCTACGACACAGAGCCCGCTTTCTTTGAGTGCGACACAATAATAGGTGTTTGGACCATACTTTGTGGCCCATTGTTGGAGCACGTTGTACCAGGCGGCTTTGGGTTGGCTCTCTGGTGTTTCAGACTTCCACCTGATCCGCGGCTTGTGTGTGCCTTCCCAGACGCATGGGAAGAACCTAGCGTTTGGGAAAACATCAAGAAACTCTAGTGCCGCCTGGATATTCTGTTGACAGCCGGCGGCTTGGTGACTATTGCCATTTGTGTGGTCTGTCATAGGCCACGCACCCTCCTGCCCCGTCAAGCACCTGGCGGGGCTTTTTGTTATAGGAACATTTCTCGAGGCATGCCCGCGTTCACGAGCAGATCCACATAGTACTGTGTGGTCTTTTTCGTATGCTTCCCCTCGATCACACGGCCCAACGTGACCCGGCAGGCATTTGTCTGCTTCGCCAGGAAGTCAATGTCCGTGTTGTTAAGCGCGAACCAAAGCAACCCCCTGGCCTTTCTTGGGATCGCCGCCCAGTCAATATGACACTCCGCAGGGCTTTCGTCCACGAAGACTTCTTGCGGGATGCCGTATTCATAGATTTTTTTCATGCTCTCCGCGTTGTGCTGGGTGTCTTTCTGCTTCCCGCACACAATGCGATGGAACAGGCTGGCGCTGATTCCAATCGCCTCCGCCAAGTCTCGTACCTTGGTGCCCAGCAGCGCCGCGAGCACCCGACACCGCCGCGACCTTGGGATGCATTGCCAAGGTATGCTTTTTAAGTCCACAGACCCCATATCCTCCTCCTTTCATTGAAGTTTTCGGCGAGACGCCCGCCGGTTTCGTTTTGGTATAAAAATTATGTTCTTTCTTGTCAATACTAAAAATAGTCTTGACTTCTGTTTGATACTTCGTTATGGGCCATTCACGTAGTTATCAAGGAGGCGGACGTGACTGGTGTTGATGTTGTTTGGGCCGGCAGGGACGGCTTGTTGTTTTTCGTGTCGGTGCCGGAATCGTATGACCGGCTGTTTTTTCAGGCCGGGTGGCGGTTTGATCAGCGTACTAGGCGTTGGTGGACCAGGAGCCCGGTAGTGGCGGCCCGGGTGTCTGGCGCGCTGCCGTTTAGTCCTGAGGCGCAGGAGGCCGTTGCCGCAGCTGAGGAGGCCTTTGTGGCGTCCATGGCGACGGACGCAGACGTCGTGTTGCCTGTTCCGCCTGGGGTGGAGCTTCGGCCGTACCAGCGGGCCGGCGTAGCATATGCTCTCCGGGCCAAGGAGCGCGGCTATTGTGGCTGTCTCATAGCCGATGAGATGGGCCTGGGTAAGACGGCGCAGGCGATCGTTTTTGCCAACGCGGTTGGCGCGCAGCGTGTGTTGGTGGTGTGTCCGTCGGCGGTGGTCATCAATTGGTGCCGAGAGATTGCGGCGTGGGCTACGGACGGACGGTGTAAGATTCTTTCCAAGGTCAAGCCGAACACGCCAACGCCAGACGTTGGGTGGAATGTCGTCAACTATGACAAGCTTGGCTTGTCCGGGTTTGGTGGCATTCACAACACCGAGTGGGATCTCGTAATCTTTGACGAGTCCCATTATATCAAGAACCACAAGGCCAAGCGGACGAAGGCGGCGCTGAACATCTCTGCGTCGTTTCGTCTCTTTTTGACCGGCACCCCGGTGCTCAACCGGCCTGTTGAGCTGTGGACCACGGTGAATGCTTGCGCTCCGGGTTTGTTTGCGCATCGACAAGCATATGTAGTCAAGTTTTGCGATGCGCACATGGGTCGCTGGGGTTGGGACGAATCTGGCGCCAGCAATCTTGATGAGCTCCAGACAACCCTGCGGTCCACTATTATGGTTCGTCGCCATAAGGCTGCGGTGCTAGATGATCTCCCACCAAAGACGAGACAGGTGCTTCCGCTTGAAGGCGAAGGTGCCGCCGTCAAGAAGGCCAAGAGGCTATGGTCCCAGGCGGTGGACACGTTTGGCTTGGAGCACGCGGCGGAAAGGTTGTCTGGGCAGCCTGTGGGGTTTGAGTCGTTTTCTGAAGTCCGGCGCGCTGTGGGCTTGGCCAAGGTGCCTGCTGTGGTCCAGCATGTGCTGGAGGTCGTAGAATCCGATGCGAAAGTCCTGGTGTTCGCACACCACAAGGACGTTGCCAAAGCCATCTATGACGGTCTGACCACCGGTGGTGTCCAAGCAGTCCTTGCTACCGGGGAAACGGCCGTAGAAGGCCGCCAGAAGGCCGTAGACGCGTTCCAGACAGACGGACGCATCAAAGTATTCGTCGGCACGATCGGGGCCGTAGGAGCCGGTATAACGCTTACAGAGGCGTCTGTGGTCGTCTTTGCTGAGCTGCCACTGGTGCCGGGGCTTGTTGAGCAGGCGGAGGACCGTGCGCATCGGATCGGTCAGCGTGGTGCTGTGCTGGTGCAATATCTGGTATATGATGGTACGATAGACGCACACGTTGCGAGGATATTGGTGAAAAAAGAAAAAGTAATCCGCAGCGCGTGCTGAGTCGCTTTTTAGTCTCTTACAAGGAGGGTGTTGTGGACAGAAACAAGGATTTTTTGGCGCTGCTAGAGCGGCTTGTGTTGGCTGCTGAGCGCATTGCAGACGCGCTTGAGCAGAAGAATCTTCGTGCCCAAAACGAGGACGTTGCTGCGCCTTCAGCGGCGCTATCGAACGAACCGCCAGGAGTGGTTGAGGCTGATGGTTCTGACGAGCCTGAAGACATTGACGACGCAGAGCTCCGCCGTCGTTTCGTTTCCCTGATTCCTGCCGGCATAAGCCCCGAGCTGGTGGCGCAGGTTTGCCGCGAAGTGGCGGTTCGTTTTGGCGCAACTTCGTTGGTTAATCTTTCCAAGCAGGTAAGAGTAAAGGCTTTGGAAGAGATTCAAAAACGTTTTGAGGAGGTTATATGAGCACACACTCTTTGCTTGGTCCATCGAAGATGGACATATGGTCTGTGTGTCCCGGGTCCGTGCAATTTACTGCCGGGCTTCCAGACGTACGAACGCCTGCTGCTGTGGAGGGGACGGTTGCACACGCGCTGGCGGAACGTGCGTTCAAATATCACTTTTTGCCAGACACGTTGCTTGGGAGAAAGTGTTTTGTCCACCAAGACGGCAGTGTGGTTAGTCATCCTGAGCCTGGGACGTTGGAAGTCGCTGTGACTGAGGAGATGGTCTCAGGTGTCAATCTATACGTGGACACTGTCAGGCGATTGTGGTCCGACGACTGGGGGCCAGGATGTTTCCCCACGCTGTATGTTGAAAAACGTGTGGCTCTCGGCTCTTTGTGCTCTGATCTTTATGGCACTGCAGACGCTGTTCTTGTTGGCGAAGACAGACTCTGCATAGTGGACTTCAAGTTTGGCCGCAAGCCGGTAGAGGCCGACTGTAATCAGTTAAGAGCCTACGCTGCTTGTGCGCTGCAGACGTTTGACGTGTCTGCAACGGCGGCTATCGATTTGTTCGTTGTCCAGCCTCGTGCTCTACATGAGGAAGGCCCGGTGCGTAGATATTCTACGACTGCGGCGGATGTTCAGAAATGGACGCACGATGTTCTGCTTCCAGCGATAAAGAAGACAACACGTCTAGACGCGCCCCTTGTTGCTGGAGACCACTGCACGTTTTGCAAGGGGCTGTCTCGCTGCCCGGCGGTGGCGAAGAAGGCAGAAGAAACATCGTTGGCCGCGTTTTCATCTACTCCGGTGTCCTGGGCGGAAATTACGCTCCCTCCAGCACACCGACTGAGCGACGAGAAGCTCGCGAGCATTTTAGCCGCTGCGCCACTGTTCCGCTCTTGGCTCGATGCCGTTGAGCAAGAGGTCACACACAGGCTTAGAGAAGGCGGGGAGGTTCCTGGCTTTACTCTAGAGGAACGCCGCACACACAGAAAATGGAAAGACCCAGAACAAGCGGCAGGTATACTCACCGAGCTTATCGGTGTTGCCGTGCTAGAACGGAAGCTCAAGTCCCCAGCTCAGGTGGAGCGCATAATCAAAAACGAAGGACTTGGAGAAAAAATTCTTGACTTTGTGTCTTCATTGTGTGAAAAGCCAGCTGGTGAGTTTGTGGCGAGGCCTATAGGCAAAAACATTAAAAAGGAGAAAAAAGATGTCTAAAAAAATCGTTACGCCGGCCGGGATGGTAAGCTTCCCGGCGATTTTCGAGCCGAACAGGTTCGACGAGACCGCGAAGCCAAAGTATTCCATTACTTTGGCGTTCAAGAAAGCCTATGTGGACATCACGCCACTGCGTGGCGCCATCAAGTCTGCGGTCGTGGAAAAATGGGGTCAGGACCGGTCCAAGTGGCCGGTTAACTTGAGAAAGATAGACTTTGACACGTACCTGTCCCCAACCGGAAGGGACGGCTGGCCACTCCGGGATGGAGACGAGCAGGGCCGGCCAGAATATGAGGGCGCGGTCACGGTAAAGTTCTCTTCCACGAGGAAACCTCTTGTGTATGGTCGGGGCTTAAATATTCTTTCCGACCAGGAGTCGGAGGAGATATACCCCGGGTGCTTCTGCCGCGTTCAGGCGGCCGCTTACGCCTACGATGTGTCTGGTTCAAAAGGCGTCTCGTTTGCCTTGGACGCGGTCCAGAAGATCGCGGATGGTGAGCGCATCGGTGGCCCCGCGGTGTTATTTACCGTGGAAGAGGAGCCGCCGTTCTGATGCGGCTCACGATAGACTTTGAGACGCGGTCCAGCGCCGATCTGAAAAAGGTCGGCGTTTGGAAATACTGTGAGGCACAGGACTTTGACGTCCTGTGCCTCGCTGTGGCTGTGGATGACCAGGCCCCGGCGTTATGGGCTCCGGCATGGGCGCGGGACAAGTGGCCCGAAGTCTCTGCAGAATTGTGCCGCCTAGATGATGCGACGTTGGCTGGGCTTGTATCGAGAGCCTCGAGCATCGAGGCGCACAACGCAGAGTTTGAGATAGCTGTCTGGGCGTCGTACATGGTTTCGCTGGGGTTCCCAGAGATCCCGCCAGAAAAGTGGCGGTGCTCTGCTGCCAAGGCTGCGATGTGCGGTCTTCCAAGGAGCCTTGGCAAGGCGTGCGAGGCTCTTGGCCTTGCCGAAGGTAAGGACGCAGATGGCTCGTCCGTCATGCGGCGGATGTGCCGGCCGAAGCGCGGGGCGTGGTGCGAGTCACCAGAAAGCTACAGGGCCCTTTTGCTGTACTGCGCCCAGGACGTGATCGCAGAGCGGGAGCTATCTAAGGCTTTGCCGGATTTGCCTGAAGCGGAGCTGGCTGTCTGGAGGCTGACGGTGGAAATGAACCGCCGCGGCCTGCTGGTCGATGTGCCGGCGTGCCAGGCGATTATTGCCGCGCTCGAGGCCAGGCGTGCCGAGCTGGACGCCAGAACATCGGAGCTTACGGCTGGCCGCGTGGCGTCTGTGCGCCAGGTGGCCGCGCTGGTGTCGTATCTACGAGAGCAGGGAGTGGACATAGCCTCTCTGGACCGGGCGGCGGTTCGAGACTGTTTAGCCCGACGAGATGCTTTGCCGGACGATGTGGTAGAGCTGCTGAGCATTCGCCGCGAGGCGGGCAAGTCCTCGGTGGCGAAGTTTGACGCCATGGTTGCCAGGGCTTGTTCTGACGGACGTGTTCGGGGGAACCTGGTATATCATGGGGCGGCCACTGGTCGGTGGGCTGGAGCAGGTATCCAGCCGCAGAACCTACCACGCAAGAGCACTCCAGACGTTGAGGTTGCGTTGCGGGCGTTTCGCGATTTTCCGCAAGCCTTGCCGATGCTGTACGGCGCACCGCTCGCGGACATCGCGTCTGGCTGTCTTCGGGCAATGATTATCGCGGCGCCGGGGATGGAGTTTGTCTGCGCCGATTTTTCTGCCATTGAGGCGCGGGTGCTCGCCGTTCTTGCTGGTGAGCAGGAGCTTGTGCGCGGCTTCGCGAATGGCGTGGATATATACTGCCAGCTCGCGGCAAGGATTTATGGCCGACCGGTCACCAAGGCCGATAAGCAGGAGCGCCAGATGGGGAAGCAGGCCATTCTCGGCCTTGGCTACGGAATGGGTGCGGAGAAGTTCCGGGCAACCTGCGCAGACGTCGGCATCGATGTGGATGAAGACATGGCGCAGCATGTCGTTGGTCTCTATCGAGAGACCTACCAACAAATTGTGGCTTTTTGGAAAGGCTTGGAAAAGGCAGCGAAAACGGCGCTTCTGCAGGGGTATGGGCAGTATCGTGGGATCTCCTACCTTGCCGAAGGCCGCTGGCTTACCTGCACGCTGCCGTCGGGCCGCCGGCTGTATTACCTCAACGCGGCGCTACGAAAAAAAACATGGCCAGACGGCGGCACATCGCTTTCCATTGTGTACCAGGCCCCGAGCCAGTCTGGGTCACTAGAGGAATACCAGCTGTATGGGGGCCTGCTGGCAGAAAACGTGGTCCAGGCTGTAGCCAGAGACCTGTTGGCAGACGCCATGCTCCGCGCCGAACAGGCTGGGATGCGCGTCGTGGTCAGCGTACACGACGAGATCCTGGTCGAGGCGGAAGAAGGCCGATGGAAAGCCGAAGACCTGGAGCAGCTCATGTCCACCACGCCAGACTGGGCACCGGGATGGCCCATCTCCGCCGAAGGATGGGTTGGCAAACGCTACCGAAAATAATTTTTGCAAAGCTTGCAAAAAAGACTTGACAAAAAGGTTTGTTTGTGTATAAACAGGCCTTGTTGAGGCGGAAGAAACGACTAGCCACAAGGAGGGTGCAATGAAAGTTGTGAGCATTTCTTTTCGTCATGGGGTCGTCCCCGCGACCCCGGAAAAAGCCTCTCATCCCACGAGGGGTGAGTATTGGCGGTTTACCCACGGCCAAGAGGGCCGTGGTCGCCGGTTGGTGTTCTTCCCGCTCGGCGGCCGGGATTTCCCGGGGTCCGCGCCGGCCCCGGGTCCGGGACAAGAATACTTGTTAATCCCGGTGGGGTCGGGGCACCACATTTTGGGCGCCGGCCGAAACGACGGCGAGTACCTGGTTTTCTGGGACCTCGACCCCGGGTTCCGGGGGCGTGCCGAGTACACCATAGAGGGGTCCGCGTCCTGCATTGCCGAGGGCTACGAGGCCCAAGGCATGGCCGGACGGATGGGAGGTGCCCCGTGTCCTGTGGTCCACGTGACCGGGCCGTGTGTGCTCCGGTGGACCCGGACAGGCCGCCTGTACGGTTCGTCTGCAGAATGGCGGGCCGTATATGACGGGCAGGCCTGGGCCGTCATGCCTGATGACGCCGCGTCCGATGCGGTGGAAGCGGCGTTTGACTACTAAAATTGGAGGGGTACTATGTTATACATTGCAAACGCGTTCTCACTGCAGATGATCGACATCTGCAAGGAGACCACAGTGGTTGTTGTCCCGGTAGACGACCCGAAAGCGACCGTCGCGGGGCAGGAGTTCACCAGCGCCGTCGGCCACGCCGACACAGCGAACCTGTTCTCAGGTCTGCTTGGCGTAGACGTTCCGTCACAGCGGATCAACGTCAAGCTGACTGCGGAAGACGCCCTCTTGGTGGGCCAATATATCGGCCCGCGACTCCCAGAGGGCGCTACAACCCTGCCAGAGGGCGCCAGCATCGTCTGGCTCCTGGTGACAGTGAAGTGAGGGGGTCGCGATGAAACAACAATCAGAGATTCCTGGCGTGGTGCTTGTGCGCATGCTCCGCCGGCTGGCTGAGGAGCGCCGGCGGAAGTATGACCCCACCCGGTTGTATCAAGGCGAGGCGAAGTTGAAGCGAGACAAAAAGGGGTTCACATGCAAGTGAAAGACCTAAAAAGGCTGCTTGGGAAAGAAGCAACGAAGCACGGCCCGTGGCTCACCAATGGGTACGTGGCCGTACACGAGGATGAGATTGTTGGCGGCAAGGGTCTCTCTCCCGAACAGATGCAGGATCTGTTCGGCATGCGGGTTTCTGCTGTCGGCTCGCCTAGTGAGGAGATGTTTTTTTCTCTCCTAGGGCAAGCGGGCTACGAATGGAAAAAGACTTCTTGGCTTCTTAGCTGTTCCGTTGCTACCAAGAAGACTAAAGAATCTGCGTTTGCCCGGCTTTTTGTTCCCGCCGATCCAACAGAAGTCGGCCAGGTTATACGCATTGACGAACAGTATGTCCGTGCGTTTGACATACAGACGCTTGTTTCAGAAGGTGCGATGTCCCCGTGCGCGGTGTCTGGTAAAAAAATACTCGTCATGCCTGTTGTCGGCGTGTTGGGGCCGGAGGATAAGGCAGATTTCGAGGCCCTGCGGGCACTGCTCGCGCAGACTCCAGAAGACGATTAAACATCCAGCCGCCACTCACCATACAGATGGTGAGTGGCGGTTTTATTGTTGGCTACAGCAGACGTTGGGGGTATGTTGTGAGTGGCGTAAAGCATGATGGTGGAAAGCCGAAACTCTCCCTGGTTCCAAGGGGGTTGCTTGAGGCTTGTGCCAGGGGCATGGAGTATGGTCTTGGTAAGTATGGCCGGGATAATTGGCGCGGCGGTTTTGCGGACTCCCGTCTGCTTGACGCCGCGCTACGGCATTTGGTGGCATACGCAAACGGCGAACGAGACGACCGTGAAAGCGGTCTATCGCACATCGACCACGCAATTTGTATGCTAGCGTTTCTGGCAGATCAGCTCCGACAGAGAGCTGATGGTAAGCAAATAGGCGATGACGATGTTTATATTTCTTCGTAAGGAGGCGCGGTGTGGCAAAACTGTCAAAGGCCCAAGTTGTGGCTCTCCGGCAGCGGGTCGACGCTGCTGGTCCTGGCCAGACATATCCTCGCAGTCTGGTGGTTGATTTACTCGACACCGTCGATGATTTACGTAGCAGGAAAAAGCAGTGGCAGCACGTTGCCCAAAAGCGCCAGCACCTCCTGGCCCAAATCTTCTCCGTTGCGTCCCGCGCAGTGTCCGAAGGAGGGCAAGATGCTCAGCTGGGCAACGATTGAAGACGATCTGATATTAGAGGAGGGGCTTAAGTTGCGCCCATACAAATGCCCGTCTGGCCACTGGACCGTTGGCGTCGGCCACCGCGTCCAACGCGGTGATGTGGTCGGAGAAATCACGCTCCGGCAAGCTGGAGAGTGGCTTGCGGATGATATTGCATGTGCCATTAATGCTGTCCGCGCAGCCATAGGCAGAGAGGTGTATGACACCTTGCCAGATGAAAAAAAGCGCGCGCTTATTAATCTGGCTTTTGCCGTAGGCGCGAACGGCCTTATGAAGTTCTCACGGCTCATCGACGCTGTTAAAGCCGGGGACTTTTCGGCGGCCTCGATGGAGGTGCTCAACAGCAAGCTGGCAAGCCAAGCACCAAACCGGGCCAGAAGGATTGCGGCACTGTTGGCCAAATAGGGAAAGACAATGAGCAATGACCGCTATAAGAAAAACCGCATGGATCTGTCACATGAAATTTGGGGGGCTGCGCAGTTGGCCCCCGGCGAAGGGATTGCGGATGGTGTGGCCCGCATTGAAACCCTTTTGCGTCGAGCGATTCATTCTGCAATCACTCACTGTAACAAATGTGGCTGTTCTTGGCTGGACGATGGAGTGAATCCCATCGGCTGTCCTTACTGCGAACATATTGACTGGCGTGCAGTTAACGCTGAACTGTTACCTCTGCCGAAAGGCGAGGCTTCAAGCTTTGGGAGTTATGAGGTCCATGACAATGAGGCAATGCTCGACTACGCCCGCGCCAACATCGCCCGCGCCGTCGCGCCGTTGCAGGCCGAAATCGAGGCGCTACGAGCTGAGGTCGAGCGGCTGGCGGAGGAGTTGCGGGAACTGGAAGAACGCGCACAGCGCGACGAGGCCCTGCTGCGGAAGGTACTGAAATAACCGGCAGGCATGGAGCGCAGCGGAATGCCTGTCCGAGTTGATTCATCGGTTAGCGACGCCCTTTACTTTGTTTACTCGGCAATAACAGACAGGAGTAATCATGAAGGCTGACGTGTATATTGTCAGTTGTCATAACGAATGGTGCAGTGGTCCGCAGCATTTTGCGACCATAGCTGACCCGCCGGAGATTGGAATCCGCTGCCCTGTTTGCGGCTGGCTTGCCCGGATAGGCTCTGGGATCGAGCCGGCCAACAACACGCCGTTGGAGGGAATCGATGACATCGAGGAGGTGAGCAATGAGCAATAACCGCTTCATCGCCGCCTGCGACCCCGACACGATCAGGGCGCTTCTCGCCGAACGCGACCGACTAGCCGCCGAGAACGCGAGGCTGCGGGAGGATGCGGAGCGGTATCGCCTGCTGCGCAAGGGGGCCGTCGAGGACGTTGCGGTTGTGCGCGGCCTGGGCGCGATGGACTACGGAATGAGCGCGGTTGTAGCCACTTATTCGGAGGAGATCGACGGCGACGATCTGGACGCCGCCATCGACGAAGCGATGGAGAAGGAGAACAGCGATGCCCGACCGCTACGAGAAAATCCGCAATGAGCGCAATCCGCGCGCGGTGGAGATGACGCGGTGACCCCCATCCTCTACCACTGCCAGCGCCACCCGCTATTGAGCGGCACCTTTGATTTTCTCAAAGGTCCGCGCCCCGGCAAGGCCCAACATCCCTGTAAGAATCACCCAGAGAGCCTCGGCATCGAGCACGGGGGGCGGTGTCAGCTCACGAGGTATCCACCCCTGGGCCTGCATCCAGGCCCAGGCCCAGATAAGCAATGGGTACAAGACAAACTGGTAACCCAACGAGACAGCGCCA